CCCTAGGCAGACTGCTGCTCCCGCATCTGGTTCGCGTCGGGGTGGCATTTTAAGCCGTATCCGTCGTGGGATTCGCAACGCGGCCCGTAATGTTGAAAGTCGGCAAGCCGCGCGGAGGAACCGCCGTAACCGCCGATAGTTGGAGGTAATTAGCGATGCTAGTTTCGGTCGCTGACCTCACCAAGTACATGGATATCCGTTTCTCCAATCGTCAGGAGGAGGCTGCGGAGTTCGTTCTTGAGGGTCTACAAAGTGAACTTGAGAGTTATCTTCGTCGGCCTATTGAGCCTACGGAATTTACAGAGACACATGTTATGGACTCTAATTATGTGGGTGTTCCGACATCTTCTTTTTTCTATAACGAAAGTCTTGATACGACATTTAACAGTGTCACATATTTTACGCCCCCGACAACAATTTATGCGAGAAATTCACCAATCGTTAGTGTTGAATCAGTAGTTGTTCGTCAGCAAACAGAGTCAGTGGGTAGAACCTTGACAGAGGGTCTGGATTTTACTATCCGTCGTTACGGTATTGATGTTTACCGCGCCTTTGCAAACGATGAAGTGACATTTACATATACCGCTGGTCTTGAAGGTTCGTCAATCAAGGTTTTTAGGTTAATGATTCTCAGGGCTGCGACACGAGAAATGCAAAATATGCATGATGATGTTGTTGGTATCAAAGACCTTGAAACACGCAATGTTGCACCAATGGAAGTTGGTTTTTTGGAGAAAGAACTACTCGCCGTCAAGCGTTGGCGCAGAGTAAGGATTGCATAAATGTACCGCATTACAATGAAGTGCGACAACAAAAGGGCACTTCGTCGTCTAGAGGCAATGGACAACGCAGCCAAAGACTTCCGTGTCGTTTTTCAATGGGCAAGGACAGAATTAGCAAAAGCGAATGCTGCAAACTTTTCTTCTTCTGGCTTGCCAGTTGGCGGATGGTCGCCACTGAAACCCAAATATGCGGCGTGGAAATCTAGAAACTTTCCTGGAGCACCAATCATGGTTCAGGGGGGCTCTCTTCGTAGAGATTTGACAACACTTCGCGGACCTGCAAATGACATTCGTAAAAAACGAGCAACATTTGGAACATCTATTGAATACGCAAAATTTCACCAGTATGGAACCACCAGAATGGCAAAGCGTCAAATAGTATTTGAACCGCCGCTATTTGCCAAACAACTGGCTCTGCAGTCAAAACAACACATTATTAATGCTGCAAATGGAGCAAGAGTGAGAAGAAGACCATGACAGATTCTTTAATGCAGGGGCCACAATTTGCAAAAAAATATGTGACTGACTATTTACAACAAGACATTCCGAACAGGCTTACACGCTACAGAAATGGTTGGAGTGTTGATGACTACACCTTGCCAAACCCAGAGTTGTATCTGAATTATGAACCTATTGCTCTTGATTCATGGCCAACAGTTATTACTGTTGTCATTTCCACAAACTCGTTTGACAGGATTGGCCATATTGATGGCGGGAACCCTCTTTATAGAGTCTCATATTCAATGAGAACCTATGTTTGGGTTAAAACAGAAGGCTCTGCTGAAGTCACGACCATGAGAGACAGACTTACGACAGTTCTTCGCTCGGCGTTACTAGATTATCCAAATCTTCAATTATGCGACACCTCGGAGGACATCCACGCCGAAATTGACGAGTCAAATGTTAGAGAAGAATATTCAGACTTGACACTAATCAAGGGAGACCGTGTCTTGGCTGGTGCCTACATAGGCTATGATTTAAGTCTGAATGAAGTTGTCTATAGGATGCCGATGTCTGAACTGACTGGCGTTGAGATAGATGATATGAACCTTAGGTAAGGGATGGGCATGGCCAATTCATCAAAAATTACAGTCTGGAATGCGGCACAGCACATGCTGAAGGTTGGCTCAAAGCGCCTAATCCTTCATCCAGGAACATCACTTATGCTTGACAGAGATGATGAACTTGACCTTCTTGTAGACTCTGGAAAACTTATTGTTTTGTCCGAAGTGCACGAGCCAGTAACCGAAGAGGCTCCAAAGAAAAAGAAAAAAGAAGTTTTGGAAACTGTTGAAGAATCAACAGTAGTAGAAGATGCAACATTAAGAGAAAGTGCCGAAGATTCAATACTTCCCGAAGAAGTTGATTGATTTAGGTATAATTCCAGTACATGTTGTTTTTATTAAATAACACACACACGGAGGATGGCAAATGCCAGGAATAAGTATTTCAACTGCAGTCCGCACTGGCCCTGTTAATGCTGGTCTTGCACCAGCGTCCACCTTCTTTGTTGTGGGTGAGACAGAGCGCGGACCAGACACAGCGGCTTTTGCCGTAGGAAGTCTTGAAGAGTACACAACTCTTTATGGTGGCTACGAAGCAAACAAATACACATATCAGCAAATTCGTACCTTCTTTGAGGAAGGTGGTGCACGCGCTGTAGTCGGTCGTGTATCAGCAGTTGGTGGAGACACCGCGTCAAAGGCTCTTCTTGCAAACCCATCTTCTGCTGCTGGAATTACTCTTACAGCAGTTGGCAAGGGTGACTGGGGCAACTCTGTTTATGTCGCAGTTGTGAACAACGACGATGATGACTTTGGTATTACGCTTTACTACGGTGGAACCCAAACAGCCAATATTGTTGCACAAACAAGTGGGCACACAAGCCTTACGACCGCCATCCAGACAATCAACAACAGCGTAGCCTTTGGAAGATACTGCACTGCTGCATTAACAGGCGGTGCAAGCGCAACCGCCCTTCTTGCCGACCTAGCGGTGACTGCTTTTACGGGTGGAGACGATGACACGGTTGCCGAGTCGGATTTCACTGGTGCTCTTTCACTGTTCACAGAAGAATTTGGCGCTGGAGCAGTGTCAATTCCTGGACTTGCTGATGGAACAACTGACGCAACAGTGTGGGATGCAATCAAGGACCACTGTGAGGAAAACAACAGAATTGGAATTTTGTCATTCCACTCTGGCGCAGAAGCAGGTGATGTTGCCTCAGCATCAACCGATTATGGCGCATCTGACAACACCGACCACGAATACCTAGCGATGTACTACCCATGGGTAACTATTCCTTCTGGTAGTGGTGTAAATCTTTCAATCCCACCCGATGCTTATGTTGCGGCAAACCGCTCCAAAGCACATAACGGCGTTGGAACATGGGATGCTTTCGCTGGCGTGTCATCAGAGGGCCGTTTTGTAAATGGTATTGAGACCGCCATCAGCCGTACTACTGGAAACACACTTGACGAAGCGCGAGTCAATGCTATTCGCGTTATTAATGGTGCAGTCAGAATCTACGGCGCAAGGTCACACTCAACAAATACGGCACAATGGCGATTCATTACACATCGCGATACCGTCAACTATGTTGTTGATAGATGTCTTGAGGCTTTGGAGCCTTTGGTTTTCTCAACCATTAATGGTCGCCGCACAATCTACGCCGACATTAAGAGCGCTATTCAGGGCGTCATGGAACCTATCCGCATTGCTGGAGGGTTGTATGAAGGTTTTGATGCACTTGGTCGTCAAGTTGATTATGGATACACAGTCAAAGTTGACGATTCACTGAACCCAGTTTCCCAACTGGAATCTGGGCTTGTAAAAGCACAGGTTGGAATTCGGGTATCTAGTATTGGCGACAAGATTGAGGTAAATCTCATTAAGTCAAACCTCACCACAACTCTCGTATAACGGAGGAAACAAATGACAACTAAGAAACTTGCTTCTCAGCGTCAGGTTCTGGGAAAAATTTCACTGACCACTGGGCAAACTGGAATCAATCTTTCAACTTCCGCTTTTGCAGATGTTTTTGCCCAGGTATCTGGTGGAGAAATTACTGCTTCGGTTGAAAAGGTATACCGTGGTGGGCAATTGTTCCCAGAGACTCTTTGTGCACCAGCAGAAATTGGCGACATTACTTTAACTGATTTTGTTCAGTATGGTAATGCAAATTTTACTTCAGACATTGAAATACTTCGTCAATATGTTGGCAGAGTCTACTTTGACATCACCGTTTCTGTATATAACTGCGATATTGCCGTTCCTGGTTCATCTCGTTATTACAGCAAGGCTCTTTTAGTCGGATTGACAGAAGCAGACGGTGACGCTTCTTCTGGTGCCCCAGCAACATTTGCTATGACTTTCAGCATCTCAACTGTTGCAGTACCAGTAACGCCTGCCAGCGCAGGTGCAGGTGCAGCCTCTTAATTGTTTTCATAGTTGCGTTGTTTGATAACAGCGCTGTGCTAGTTTTCGTTTTATGAGTGATACATCATCCGAATTCAAAGTCGTTTCTAATATTGACACACCTTCTCCATCTGTTTTATCGCATGGTGAAAACAATGTTTTAAACAAACTAAAAAGCGCAATCCAGAAAAAAATTGAGCGACCCGTAGTGGAAATAAATATTCCAGAACGACCAGGCGTATCAATTCAAGTTTCTCCAAATATCAACCAAAATCAATTGCGTGCCTGGCGTAAAAACGCTGGAGAAGATACAAAAAACGGCATGGATACGCTCAAATTTGCTTGTGCAGTAATTGCACACACTACGGTAAGTATCGTCATTAATGGCGAGACGGCTGTAAATGAAAGCGGCCATGAGATGAATTTTGCGTCGCCAGAAATTATGGAAATGACAGGGACCAGCCGTCCTTATCCCGACTGTGTTAAGGCTTTT